CAAGGATGCCGACGCTCTTTAGTTGTACCGCTTGAAGAAAACAGGCAGCGATGAACCGGCCTTAACGGTTCAGAGGGTTGGCAACTGACCCGGGTGTGCAGCGTAAAGCACCAGAAGCAGTTATCCGGCAGACAGGGATCGTGGTCGGAAAAACATCTTAGGAAAGAACCGTACCGCGCCAGTAGCGCCGAACGTTCGAATCTGGACCGCATTACTGAAAAGCCCGGGCGACCGGGCTTTTTGGAATGCCTACCCATAAATGGATTTACCCAAACACCGGCCCGTTGCCGGTAATGCTCAGCCAGGAGGCGTGACATGACAAACGAGCAGCAAGCGTTAGCGGAAATGCCTATCTGGCTGGTGATCGTACTGGCCCTGATCGGCGGTGTATCCGGTGAAATGTGGCGCGCCGACAAGGAGGGCGCCCGTGGTTGGTCGCTGATTCGGCGCCTGGCCCTGCGGTCCGGGGCGTGCATGGTGTGTGGGGTTTCTGCCCTGATGCTGTGCTACGCCGCCGGTATGTCGATCTGGACGGCCGGCGCCATTGGTTGCCTGACCGCCATGGCCGGCGCCGACGTGGCCATCGGGCTTTATGAGCGGTGGGCGGCCAAGCGCATCGGCGTCGAGGAAGCCTCGCGCTCGGATAAACAGTGAGCACTCGCAAAAAATGATACGGCGTGATCGCCGCTTGTATGAAGGCTTTACACAGGAACCCAGATGCCTATGACTGACGAAGAATTGGCCGCGATCAACCGTTTGATCGCCGCCCTGCAAACCCAAACCGACGGCCAAGTGGCGCTCAACGCTGCCATTCGGCTGTTGGCCCAGAGCAACCAGGCATTGGTCGACCTGATCAAGAGCCGTGAACCGGACCCGAATGCTCCGCCTTATCTGGATGGCAAACCGGCACCCTGATTCACCTCGACTACCGCCCTACAGCCGTTGCACCCCCACAGCCCGCCTTTGCGGGTTTTTTAATGTTCATGGAGAACACTCGATGTCGATTCTTACCCAAGGTACCCAGATTTTTGCCCTCGTCCCGCCGGTCTCCGGTACCGGGCCTTACACCGTGCTGGAAATCGAGCACGCCACCTCGTTCGAACCGGGCGGTGCGCCGGCCGAACAGATCGAAGACACCAGCCTCAATGCCGAAGAGCGCAGCTACAAAAAAGGCTTGCGCACCCCTGGCACCGCAAGCCTGGGCTTGAACGCCGACCCGACCAACGCCAGCCATATCCGCCTGCACCAGCTGTCCGAAGCCAAGGGTGATACCGGCGTGAAATGGGCCGTGGGCTGGTCCGACGGCAATGGCGTACTGCCTGCCGTCAACACCAAGGGCGATGGCTTTGAACTGCCGGCGACCCGCACCTGGTTCACCTTTGACGGCTACGTCTCGGACTTCCCGTTCAATTTCGCACTGAACGCGGTCGTGACCACCACCGTCACCATTCAACGCACCGGCGGCAGCGCCTGGATCAAGAAAGCCTGAGAGACGCCATGAACCTCAAACAACTGAAAGCCAAGGGCGGCATCGTTGATGGCCAGCCGGTAAAGAAAGAAATCAGCTGGACGCACCTGGACAGCAAAACCGGCAAGGAAGTGACCGACACCTTCACGCTGCACATCCGCCGCCAGTCGTTCGGTGTGATCGAGCGCCTCTTTACCCAGGGTGAATCTGCCCAGAGCCGCAACGCCAGTTACCTCGCCGCTTCGGTGTCGTTGGGTGCCGACGGCACTGAAGCCCTGAGTTACGACGATGCCTTCGGCCTTGAGCCGTCATTGGGGTTTGTGATCCTCAATGCAGTCAATGAGGTGAATGGCACCAGCGGTGGCGGAGCAAAGAGCTGACGGTCGCCGATGAGTTCTGGCACGAACTGGTGCTGAACGGAGTGGGCGGCCGCACGATTGCGCAAGCCAAGGAACGTATGACCTACCACGAAGCCCTGGCCTGGGGCCGCTATATCGACCGATATGGCTCCCTGCATGCCGGTAGGCGGCTGGAGGCGGGCAGCGCGTTGGTGGCGCTGCAGACCCACCGTCTGGGCGGCGGTACGGCCGAGTTGATTGATTTTATGCCCCATGAGCTGCGCCGGGGCGTGTCACTCGAACGTGCGATGAACGAGTGGCGTTAAGGACGACGCCACTTTCCTTGAAACCCGCGTTCAGCGGGTTTTATCCATGACCCGGAGAAACCTATGGCAACTGCTTCCCAGGGTAATCTGACGCTCAACCTCGGCAGCCTGGAGCAGGCCCTGGCGAAGGCGTCACGGATTACCGAACAAAGCATGCGCGAGATGCAGCAGAAGATCGAGGACGCCGGTAAAAAGGTCAGCGCGTCTGCTGCAGCGGCGCTACAGGTCACGTCCGGCCAGTTCAAGGACTTCCAGAAGTCCTATGACCCGGCCACGGATGCGGCGGAAAAATTTATCCAGAAAAATGCGCAATTGGTGGAGGTGCTCAAGCAGAGCCAGGGGGCGCAGAGTAATTTTGTCGGCGCGTTGGATGGGCCGTCTAGTTACACCGAGCGGGCGGGTTTGAAGTTCCCCACGGGTGGGCCGTATGGGGATGCTGCGCCGAAGCCTTCGGGTGACGAAGAGGTGATGGCATTTCTGGACGATGAAAAAACTCGCCAAGTGAAGGGCAACTTCGCCGAGATGACGCGTTTGCTGGATGATTGGCAACAGGGCGCAAGTGCTGCGTTCGAAGAGTATTCGAACAAGGCCGGCACGGCGGCCGAGCAATCGAAAGCGGTGTTTGCCAGTGCTTTCGAAAAGATGGACCAAGCTGTCCTGACGTTTGCGACCACGGGAAAATTTAACTTTTCGGACTTTGCCACGTCCGTGCTCAAAGACATGGCCGCGATGGCGGCGAAGACGGCGGCGTCGAGTGCGTTGAGTTCGTTGTTCGGGCTTGCCAGTTCCGCGATCAGCGCATGGTGGAGCGGGGGCAGTGCGCCCACTTCGACGACTACCAGTGTCGGCCCCTTCAGCAACACCTTCACCCCCCAAGTCAATACGGCGGGTCTCAGTTATCACGCGAAAGGGAGCGCGTGGAACGCGGGTGTCCAAGCGTTCGCCAACGGCGGAGCGTTTACCAACGCCATCGCCACTGGCCCGACCTTGGCGCCTTTAGCGCTCTTCGGCGAAGCCGGCCCTGAAGCCATCATGCCGCTGAGCCGCGGTTCCGATGGTTCCCTAGGCGTGCGCGCATTGGGCGCTGGCCAGTCGGGCAGCACCAGCAGCAACCAGGTGGTGATTTCGCAAACCATCAACGTTGCCGACGGCCAGGGTTCCGGCACCGATGGCAATGCCCAGAACGTCGCCCGCGCTTATGCCGGCTCCGCCCGCCAAGGCGCCGCCGAGCAAATTGCACGCGACCTCAAACCGGGCGGGCAAATCTGGTCGGCCATCAACGGCCGCTGACAACCAACGGCTTGCGCCGGGAGAAAACATGAGCACAGAAACCTTCACCTGGGAGCCCAAAGTGGAGCCGGTCGGCAGCGTCGAGTTTCGCCTGAAAACGGCCAAATTCGGCGACGGCTACCAGCAAACAGCCGCTGACGGCATCAATAGCAAAACCCAATCGTGGCCACTGACGTTTGTCGGCGATGAAGCGCGGATCAAGGCAATTGTCGCGTTCCTCGACCGGCACGCCGGTGCCAAAGCGTTCAACTGGACCGCACCGTTGGCCACGCCTGCGCTGTTTCGCTGCAAGGGGTATCAACCGACGCCGATGGGCGCCGGGCTTTACTCCCTGACGGCGACGTTCGAGCAGGCCTTTCATCCCTAGTGCCGACAGCGGCGCCCACACCCCGCCCCGTGCGGGGTTTTCTTTGCGCGGAGAATCACATGTCCATTACCGCAGATATCCAGACCCTGGAACCCGGGGCCTGGGTGGAGCTTTTTGAACTCGACGCCACCGCCCTGGGCGCCGAGTTGTACCGGTTTCACGGTTATGCCCAGGAGTCGTCGATCTTCTGGCAGGGCCACGAATATTCACCCTGGCCGATCCAGGCCGAAGGTTTTGAAATGTCGGGGCAGGGTACGCAGCCCACGCCGACATTGGCCGTGGGTAATGTCGGCGGTTTCATTACGGCGCTGGTGCTGTATTTCGAAGATCTGGTAGGCGCGCGGCTGATTCGCCACCGCACCCTGGGCAAATACCTCGATGGCCAGCCTGAGGCCGACCCCGAAGAGGAGCTGGCGCCGGACATCTGGTACATCGAACGCAAGGTCGCCGAAAGCAGCGAGACGGTTAAGTTCGAGTTGGCCAGTGCGCTGGACTTCAACGGCGTGCAACTGCCGCGCCGACAAATCGTCGCCAACGTGTGCTGGTGGCTCAGTTGCGGCGGTTATCGCGGCCCGTACTGCGGTTACAACGGAGGGCCGGTGGCGGATGCCAATGACGTGATTGTCACAGATGCGGCCAAGGACAAATGCGGTGGGCGGCTGACCAGCTGCAAGCTGCGTTTTGGCGAGAACAACCCACTGCCCTACGGTTCGTTTCCGGCGGCGGGCCTGCTGCGGAGCTGAGCATGAACAAGACCAACCTGGCGGCGATTGCCCGCCACGCCGTGGCCGACTACCCGCATGAGTGCTGCGGCCTGCTGATTCGCGAAGGGCGCAAGCGCGTGTACGTGCCGTGTCGCAACACCGCGAGTACGCCCAGCGAGCACTTTCGCCTGGCGCCCGAGGACTATGCAGCCGCCGAAGAGCGCGGCGAAATCCTCGCGGTGGTGCACAGCCACCCCGATTGCCCGGCGACGCCGAGCGAAGCGGATCGCGCGGCGTGTGAAGCCTCCGGGTTGCCTTGGCATATTGTCGAGGTGCGCCGGGGCGACGACGCAATTGTACGCACAGGTGAATGGGCCAGCTGCACACCGACCGGCTACCAGGCGCCCTTGATCGGTCGCGCCTTTGCCCATGGCGTGCATGACTGCCTGAGCATCGTCCTGGACTATTACCGCAGAGAGTTGGGCATTGAGCTGGGCGACTATCAACGCGAAGACGGTTGGTGGGAAAAGGGCGGCAACCTCTACCTGGACAACCTGCCGGCCGCCGGTTTTGTACAAGTCAGTCATCTGCAGCAGGGCGACCTCGTGCTGATGCAGATTCGCTCGCCGGTGCCCAACCATGCCGCCATCTACCTGGCCGATGGCGTGCTGCAAAGCGAACCCGAGCATTACCCGGCCCCTGGCTCGATCCTGCACCACCTCTATGGACGCGACAGCAAGCGTGACACCTATGGCGGCTATTGGGGCGAGGTGACGGTTAGTTTTTGGCGCCACCGCCTGCGGGTCTCACACTAATCACATGGGCGGTTCATTCGCCTGGAGGATGCCATGCATCATGAAAAAGTCAGGACGGTGCGCCTTTACGGCAGCCTGGGCGCCAGCTTCGGGCGCGTGCATCGGTTGGCGGTCAGGAATGCGTCGGAAGCAATTCACGCGCTGTGCATTCTGGTGCCTGGGTTTGAGCGTTTCCTGATGGAGTCCAAAGACCGGGGCGTGACCTATTCGATCTTCCTGGGCCGGGACAACATTGGCCACGAGCGCCTCAGGGCCCCTTCCGGTGCGTCGGACATCCGCATTGCCCCGGTGCTGATGGGCAGCAAGCGCGCCGGGTCCATGCAAACCATCATCGGCGTGGCACTGATTGTAGCCGCGTCGTATTTCTCCGGTGGCCTCGCGGCTTCCGGTGGTTCTTCGACCTTGATCGGCACCACGTCCACCGCCGGTTGGTCCTTTGCCGCGAGCGTGGGGATGTCCATGGCCATGGGCGGTGTCATGCAACTGATATCACCCATGCCCAAGGGCCTGGGCAGCATGGACCGTCCGGAAAACCGGCCCAGCTATAGCTTCAACGGCCCAGTGAACACCAGCATCCAGGGCAGCCCCGTGGGCCTGCTCTACGGCGAGCTGACTGTGGGCAGTGCCGTGGTCAGCGCCGGGATCTATGCACAGGATCAACTCTAGCCATCACGTTGAAATGACAGGAGAGCACTCATGGGATTGGCAGTCGAACACCACACTATGCGAACGGTCCTGCTTTCAGGCTCGCTCGCCAGACTTTTCGGTCGAGAACATCGCGTGACCACCTCGGGTGGTTTCAAGGATGTGATGGGCTATTTCAAACAGTTTCCCGGCTTTGAACGCTACATGCTGCAGAGCGCGGATAGAGGCCTGCAGTTTGCCGTATTCAACGGCAAGCACAACATGGCCGAAGACGATATTCAGAAACCGCTGGGCAAGGACGTGATCCGCATCGCGCCGGTGTTGACAGGCTCCAAGCGTGCCGGCGGGCTGCAGACGATTATTGGCGCGGTACTGATCGCCGTGGCGTATTTCAACCCGTTCGGTTACCTCACCGGACCTGCCGCCAGCATGATGATGATGGCGGGCGTGTCGATGACGATGGGCGGCGTGATGCAAATGCTCTCGCCGCCGCCCAAAGGGCTTGGCGCCCAGGACAGCCCCAACAACCGCCCGAGCTACAGCTTCAACGGCCCGGTCAACACCAATGCACAGGGCAATCCGGTCGGTTTGCTCTACGGTCAGTTGGTGGTCGGCAGTGCGGTGATCAGTGCGGGCATCTACGCCCAGGATCAACTCTAACTGTTCTCCTTTTCACCCAGCCCGCCCAGCGCGGGCTTTATTTCGCCTGAAGGAAAGCCATGACTGATTTCACTCTCGCTGGCAGCAAAGGCGGTGGCTCCAAGCCCCGTCCCTCCGTGGAGGCGCCAGACAGCCTGCAAAGTACGGCCTATGCCCGTATCCTCGATCTCGTCAGCGAAGGCGAGATTGTCGGTTTGAAAAACGATAAGCGCTCGGTGTTTCTCGACGAGACGCCCCTGGCCAACGCCGATGGCAGCCTCAACTTCAGCGGCGTGACCCTCGACACCCGCAACGGCAGTCAGGACCAGACCCATATCCCGGGTTTCCCCGCAGTGGAAAACGAAAGCCCGGTGTCCGTCGAACTGCGCAGCGATCAGCCGTGGACCAAGTCCTATTCCAACCTGCAACTGTCGGCGGTGCGCGTGCGCCTGGCGGTCACACGGCTGTCGCAGACCAACACCAGCAACGGCGACACCAACGGCTACACCGTGCAGTACGCGATTGATCTCTCAACCGATGGCGGTGCATTCGTGCAGGTGTTGGCGGCGGCGTTCAGCGGTAAAACTACCAGCAAATACGAGCGCTCCCACCGGGTCGATTTGCCGCCCGCCAAAAGTGGCTGGGCCCTGCGTGTGCGGCGGATCACGCCCAACTCCACCAGCGGTGCAATTGCCGATACCACCACTGTGGAATCTTCCACCGAGGTGATTGATGCCAAATTGCGCTACCCGGGTTCGGCGTTGATCGGACTGCAATTTGATGCCGCGCAATTTCAATCGATCCCTTCGCGCTCCTTCGAACTGCGCGGTCGGATTATCAAGGTGCCGAGCAACTACGACCCGCAAACCCGCGTGTACAGCGGTGTGTGGGACGGCACCTTTAAATCCGCCTGGACCGATAACCCGGCCTGGATCTACTACGACCTGCTGCTGCACCAGCGCTATGGACTCGGTCATCTGCTCAACACCGGCCAAGTGGACAAGTGGGAGCTGTACCGCATCGGCCAGTACTGCGACCAGCCGGTCTCCGACGGCAAGGGCGGCACCGAACCGCGCTTCACCTGCAACCTGTATTTGTCGGTACGTGCCGATGCGTTGAAAGTATTGCAGGACCTCGCGACCACCTTCCGTGGCATGTCTTATTGGGGCGCAGGTTCGGTGATGGCCGTGGCGGATATGCCGGAAGACCCGGTCTACACCTACTCCAACGCCAACGTGATAGGCGGCCAGTTCATCTATGGCGGTTCGGCGAAGAAGACCCGCTACACCGTCGCCCTGGTCAGCTGGAACGACCCGACTGATTTCTACCGCCAGAAGGTGCAGTACGTCGACGACGCCGAAGGCATTGCTCGCTACGGGATCCAGCAAACCGAAATCAGCGCGACCGGTTGCACCTCCCAGGCACAAGCCCAGCGCATCGGCAAATGGGCGTTGCTGACGAACCGTCTGGAAACCGAAAGCGTGACCTTCTCGGTCGGCCTCGACGGCACCCTGGCTCGCCCCGGCCAGATCATCCGCGTGGCCGACAACGACCGCGCCGGCCGCCGTATTGGTGGGCGCCTGCGTGATGCGACCCTCGATACCCTGACCCTGGATGCCGAAGTCAAAGCCGCTGCTGGCGACACCATCACTCTGGTGATGCCTAACGGCAAGGCGGTGTCCCGCGTGGTGAAATCCGCCAGCGCCGGGAACGCCGACGAGCAACGGGTTGTGCTGCAAAGCAAACTCGACGAAGTACCACCGGCGCAATCAATCTGGGCCATCGACTCGGCCACCTTGGCCTTGCAACAGTTCCGTGTACTGTCGATTTCCGAAGACTTCTCGGATAACGAAATCAAGTACAGCCTCAGCGCAGTCAAGCACGTGCCGAGCAAGTTCGCCGCCATCGACAACGGCGCAAAAATCGACAGCCCGCCGATCACAGTGATTCCGCCAAGTGTGCAAGCAGCACCCACCGACGTGACGGTCAGCAACGACCATTTTGTCGCGCAGGGCAGCGCGGTCAACGTGATGACCATCGCCTGGCAACGCCCGGCGAATGCGATGGCCTTCGAAGCATACTGGCGCAAAAACGATGGCGAGTGGATATACGCAGGGCGCACAGGAGGCACCTCCATTGAGGTCTCGGGGATCTACGCCGGGCGCTACGTGGCCAAGGTACGGGCGATCAACGCGCTGGACATTGGCTCGCTGTACAGCGAATCCATCGAGACCGTGCTCAACGGCAAAACTACCTTGCCGCCGACCGTTGCTGCGCTGACGACCGAGTCGCTGGTGTTTGCGATCAAGGTGAAATGGCAGATTCCGCAGGATGTGAGCACCGCGGATTTGCAGCGCACCGAGATCTGGTACGGCAAGACGCGCGACCTGGCGCTGGCGACCAAGCTGGGCGATTACGCCTACCCGCAGGCTGATGTGACGCTGATGGGCTTGGGCGCGGGTACGTCGTTGTACTTCTGGGCACGCCTGGTGGACCGCACGGGCAATATCGGGCCGTGGTTCCCTAGCGGTGCGGGCGTCAACGGGCAGGCCAGCTCCGATGCTTCGCCGATCCTGGATTTGATTGCCGGGCAAATCAGCGAGACCGAGCTGGGCAAACATCTGTTGGATCGCATCGAGTTGATCGATGGCACGGGCGCCGGTTCGATCAACGCGCGCCTGGACACCACCCGCAAGGAGCTGGAAGCGCTGGTGGATCAAGTGACGGACGCGTTGCTGTACGAAGCGAGCAAAACCTACGCCAGTGGCGAGTTTGTGCGCAAGGGCAGCCACCTTTACCAGGCAATCCAGGCCGTGCCGGCCAGCAGCCAACCACCCAATGCGGCGTATTGGCTGGACATCGGCTCCTTGGTGCAAACCACCAACGCCTTGGCGCTGCAGATCCAGCAGAACAAAACCGCGATTGAGACGGTGGACGGCAAAGTCACCGCCCAAGCCTCGCAACTGACCAGTGTACGGGCCAAAGTGGATGATCCGGTCAGTGGTTTGACGGCGACTTCCACCGCGTTGAATGGCTTGAAAATCCAGGTCACCACCTTGGATGGCAAGGTCACCAGCACCTCGGAAAAAACCGATGGGGTGTATGCCCAGGTCAATCCGAAGATGGCCGGTGATGAAAAAACCTCTTACGCCGGGGATGACGTTTCCCTCGCGGGCGCTTGGTCGGTGATGTCGGCGATTGCCGAGGGTGATCTTGCCCAGGCGATGAAGACTGATGCGTTGGAGGTGAGGGTCAATCAGAACCAGGCCAGCATTACCAATGTGGATACGGCCTCGGCTTCGCGGGATGAGGCGCTTGCCCAGCGGGTGACGCGGTTGGATGCGCGGGTCAAGGACAACTCCGCTTCGATTGAAACGAAGTTGACCACGTTGGCCACCGCAGACAAAACGCTCGCGCAAAGCATCGACACGGTTCAGACCAAAGTGAATCAGCAGTCGGTGAACATTCAGACTAACGCTACAGCGATTGCGGATACCAACGGGAAATTGGCGGCGAATTGGTCGGTGCGGATGCAGGTGGCGGCGGGCGGTGGGTATAAATATGCTGGTATTGGCTTGGGCCTTGAGACGAATTCCGGCGGAGTGGTTGAGAGCCAGTTTCTAATCTCGGCGGATAGGTTCGCTATTTACAATGAGCATGTAACCGGTGGGCGTGTTGTACCTTTCGCCATCGAAGGTGGTGCTACCTATATCGATTCGGCATTTATTAAGAATGGAACAATTGGCAATGCCCAGATTGGCAATACTATCCAATCTAATGCGTTAGGCGCTAATGGAAAACCCGTGTGGGTCCTAGACAAGTCAGGGCTGTTTGAACTAAATAGTTCCGGGCCGGGTGGTCGCCGAGAGGTTCGGCCGAATGTAGACAAAATCTACGATGCTGACGGGAATCTAAGAATAAAAATTGGAGATCTGAACGCATGACACACGGGATTCGATTTTATGATGCAGGTGGATCTGAATATTTAAACCTTGACTCGGAAACGATGAGGGCTGTTTCTCTCATACATGGAAAGGGCCTGCCTGCGGACGGGCCGTCTGTCCCTCTGCCTCAGTTTGATCCTCTTAAGGGAGTCGTTATGGTAGAGGCGTACGGAATCGAGCAAACAATTATGCCGGGCTATTCGGTAACGGGGGTGTATCCGAACGCCATCCTTAAATTCGAGGCACTGGATGCACAATGGGCGGCAGCCTTCGGTAGCCAATATGCTAATCAACAATATTCTATTATGGCGGTGCACTATAAATGAGCTATGGAATATTGTGCGTTGGTAATAACGGTCAGACGATAATTGACAATGAACATTCATTGTTACATGTCATGGCGTCAGGGTCTTATGCAGCAGCCTCTCCTAATATCGAGGGCTGCTGGATCTATGTGACTTATACGTCGTCGATAAACTCTCCTAGGCCACCACTTGTCTTTATCTCTCCGGATGGTGCAGGTGTTTATTATCCAGTTGTCCATTCGGGTGCTGCTGGAGCTTGGACTGGTTTTTCAGTCTACTTTGCAGGTAATTACCCCACGGAGGGTCTCGCTTATTCCGGAAAGTATTGTGCTTGTGTGGCTAATCCACCTGCAACGGGTGGTTATGGAATGCAAGTTTTTGACAGGTCTGGTCAAGTGGTATTTGACAGTAATTATAAAGTAATGAGGTTTGTAGGCGGTGAGCAAAACTGGACGCCTTCTTATTATTTAGATATGAGCTTTTTTTTTCGGGTATGGGTGTACAGCCTTCCTTGGTCCTTCGGGAAAAACTCTTACTTTCTGATGAATATGTACCAGCAAGGCTTTCTTTCGGGCATGAGTTTGTCTTCAGTGGCTGTTGGTTTTCCGAAAGCCTCTAGAGGAACTATCGAGTTATCCATCGTTACAGGGAAAATGAATGCGCCTAAGTTGAATTGGCCTTTGCTGGTTGGCGTACCTTAACGTTTACCCTCTTTGGGTTTTTTTGAATCTGCGATTCCCATTAGATCTGCTTTATATGGGGGCCAACGTGTTCAGAATTTTTTGACGTAATTGCGGTAGGAGTAAAAATGTCACGACAAGAAATTGACCTAGGCACGCGGCCTGCTGGCGTCGGCGGTGATACCCCCCGCAGCGCCAATGTAAAAATTAACGCAATGACCCAAGAGCTATACAGCCGGGTCGATGCACTGGGCACAGCCGCTTCGGGCACGCTCACTACCAGCACCGATGATCACACGCCGGGCCGAGTCGTTCGCGTCGGAGACTTTGGCGTAGGTGCAGTCAAATCGATAGTAGGCGTTGACTTGGATGGCCTGCGTGCTATCGGTACCTATTACTCGATGTCCGGCGTGAATACGCCAAACGCAACGAATGGCTGGGTAACCGTCAACGAAGCCGGACGTGGCTACACCCTGCAGGAGTACGTCGGCGTCGACAGTGCCAAATGGGTGCGAATCGAGGCCGCCGGCGTGTGGCAACCCTGGCAGAAAGTCCTCACCGACGGCCCGGGCCTTGGCTCTACGCAGCAACGGTTGGGCCTCAAGTCACGCGCCTTCCAGGCCGATGGAGAGCGCCTGCTCGGGCAAAACATTACCGAGGCGGGCAAAGCCAGTGGCGGGCTGGTTTCTTCGCTGACTGTCCACACCACCATGCCCTATTCCGAAAGCGAGTCGCCGTTGATTCGTTGTGTGGGTTGCATCAACGGCTACACGTCGCCGTTTACCCTCGACCTCTCCTGGTACTACTACCAGGGCTCGTTCAACTCGGGTGTTGCACTGCTGAATTCGGCCTCCCCGGGCATCAGCAGTGTGCAAGGCGTGCCGGGATTGAAGGTCAGTGTGTATCGGCGTCCGGAGACGGGCTTGATCTCCATCTACCTCGGTTTTCCGGGTGCGGTCTATCTGCCCCGATTTGCCATGTACTCGATCCAGACCGGGGCCATTGAGGTGTCCGCCGCCTATACAGCGAACTGGACCACCGTGGCCGACATCGCACCGCCAACCGCGGCTATGAACATGGGCGCGCTGACGGTCATCACCACCCTGAACACGGCCAACTGCGCCAGGCAGGCAGACGGATTGATAAAGGCGATTTGAACATGCGAGCAGTTATTGAACTACGCGGGGCTGAGGGTGTTTGTAGCGTCATGCCTTTTGCTCATCCGAAGGTTTCGTCCAAGCGCAAGGCCATCGGGGTCTACGAAGTACGCGGCACCTTGGGGCTGATCCCTTTGCCTCCCGCAGGCAATGGTTGGGGCTACAGCATGGGCGTTGCAGAGAAGGATGTCTCGGCGGTGGTGACCTATTCACGCAAAGTCCTGACCGTGAAATTGTACAAGGACGGGCAGCCTTGTGATCTGGTGGATGCCATGTCCCTGCATGCCGAATTGATGGAGCCGGCGCCTGCCGCGCAGCCTGTGATTTAACTGTACGGCGCTTTCCCGGCCCCATCGCTGATAACCCGGCCGCGATGTGCGGCATTGGAGACGCAAATGTCACGACAAGAAATACTGTTAGGTGTGCTTCCTACCGGAGTGGGCGGCGACACACCCCGTACCGCCAACGTAAAAATCAATGCAATGACGGCGGAGCTTTATGCCCGCGACGCCGCTTTGGGCACAGCGGCCAACCGCAACACGACGGTAGACGGTGACGTCAGGCCGGTTAATCAACAGGTACTGAAGTTTGGTGATTGGGGGCTGACGGGCCACCCGGTGGACATGGCCTCTACCGCCAGCTTCAACGACTGCACGCGAACTGGTAATTACATTTTTGGTAACAGCGGCCTGGATGGACCGGGCGCCAGCATCGAAGGCATGACTTACTGTTATGTCATCGTTGTAGGCTCTGCCGATGCGAGCTTCTGTGCCCAGGAAGCCGTGGCGCTCAATGGCGAAAAGCGTGCCACGCGTTTTCTGTGGGGCGGTGTTTGGAGCCCGTGGCGGCAAATTCTGCAAGCGGGTGACTTCGGTCTTGGTGGCAATGTGGTGCTGTATGCCAAGAACATTGATGACCGAACCCAGCGCGGCCTTTATTACGTCAATAACGTAGCCCCTGGTACTCGGCCACCGGGTTACACCTATGGTGTTCTCGAAACATTTGGATATTCTGGAGACTCGGTTCACCAAATCTGGACCGTCATCACCGGCGGCACGGTGGCAGTCAGCAAACCAACCTGGACCCGCTGCGTCTATGGCGACGGCAACTGGTCACCTTGGCGGTTGGTGTATGACCAGTCCACCGCTGTAGGCGTTGTCGGGTTCAGCGCAGCGGCGGGAGGGCGCGTGCCGGCAGGCGCGTTGATGGAGTCGGGAGAAATCACCGACGGCAACGGCAGTGTCCACCAATGGCACAAATTCGCCACGGGCTTGATGCTGTATTGCGTCCAATATAACGCCGGCACTACGGCGGCGGTGCCCATTACTGTCGCGTTGTATTCGGCTTTTGTAGGCAATGCCAGTTGCACGCCGAACCAGATTCCAAGTTACGCCTGGACAACATTGAGAGGGTACGCAGCGGGCTCCAGTTGTGTGATTTATCCGGATCAGACACTTCCGCAGTCATTCATGGTGAGCATGATAGGGATGTGGGGATAATGAAAATTCATTTTATGCCGCAACAGCGTTTGGACAGTGTGAAGTACCAACGGGTCGGGCCGTACCAGATTGAAGTGAATGGGGAGCTGTTTGATTTTTCCCGCTTGCACGAGGGCGATGAGTTGATTGCACCTGTTGCGGTGAAAAGCACCTGGTTTGCGCACCGTGTCAGTGTCGAAGGCGAACACCTGTGCCTGTCGTTGTTTGTTCCTGTGGCGTCGGGGTTCAACTTCAGCGGTGTGCTGCCAGTTGACATGACCATTGAGCACAATGGAGTTATTGAAGTGCCTCAGTTCAAGGAGGTGGAACATGACAACTGAAAATATTGATTGGTCGCAGCTGACAACCGCTCGCGACAGGGCGGACAGGCTGTTGAAACCGCTCAAAGAGATTGAAGCACGTTGGCAAACAGCGGAGATGGCGTTTATTGCCGATCAATTGATCGCGCTGGAAGACCAGGACCCGAATGCTCAGCCAGGCACCGAGCGCCAATGGCGTGAATACCGCACTCAAGTGCGCAGATGGGTTGAAGGTGCTGACGGTTACCCCGCTGTTGAGTCTCGACCGCAGCGTCCTGTCTGAGCACTGCCGTAAACACGTGAACCCCGCCTTCGAGCGGGTTTTTTTTGCCCTGACTATGGAGAGTCCTATGGCACGCTTGGAAATCAACACGGGTATAGCACCCACCGGCCTGGGCGGGGACACCCCGCGCAGTGCCAGTATCAAGATCAATACGATGACGCAGGAGATTTTCGACAACCTCCCTACGGCTGACGCGCCGTTGCCCATTGCCAAGGGCGGCACGGGCGCAAAGACCGTCGAACAAGCAAGGACAATGCTGGGCGTGGTACCGGTTACGTCTAATGTGGATACGACAGCGGGCAGTTTGCTGACGGCGGGTTATGCCGGGATTGGTCGTCCACTGCTTGATATGCAAGGCTCTCCCGACGCTGCAATCGCACGGAACATGGGGGCAAGCTTCAGCTATTTGTCCGCGCCGGATAAAGCCCCAGGCATGGTGGCGGATGGTGCGTTGGCTACGTTTGGAGCAAACCCTGATTACGCCGTTCAGTTAGCGATGGACTGGAGTACCGGCAGTATGTACAGCCGTTACAAAGCCGGTGCGGCCCCCTCGCCATGGGGGCAATTTGTCCGGGCAGGTGATTTTGGTGTGGGGGCCGATAGAGCGCCGGCTGTCTCGGATTTGACCGCTATCGCGCAGTCTGGTCAGTATCGTTTCTCCCCTGGCACACCAAACGCGGGTGCAGCTGATGGGTACGGGGTTATCACGCGGGGGGCCTATGAGATCTCGACAGGAACCTGGGCGGATCACATCATCTCCATCAATACCCAGCGTTCATTCCTGCGGACCAGTATCAACGGTGCCATTAACGCGATTCAGGAGTATTTCACAACCGCTAATGCCGGGCTTGACCCAGCAGATGGCGGGCTATTGTCTTCCACCATGGTGGGTTCCTGGCGTATATCCAAGTTCCGAAACGGTGTGCTTCATATGTCGACCTGGCAAACCGTGAACGCGGGTCCTCTTTCGGCTAATCAGATCGCCACCCATCGTGTTCAGTTGCCTGGCGCCGCATACGATTGGGGTCATGCAGGTGTATCAGTGAGCATCACAGGGCTGACCAGCGCCGACCATTACGGCGCCATAAATTCGGTCATGAACACGGCCGATACAGTGGATATCACGATCAGAAACGGCGCTACTGCGCAGTCATTCAACCTTCGCGTATTTGTTACTGCGTACTGGGGCGCTCCATGAAAATCAACCTGTTCCCATTCCTTACCGACGATAAAATCGAAGCGACGGTGAGTGGTGAAATGATCACCATCAATGGCGAAGTCACTGACTTGTCCTTGATTCCTGATGGCCACGAACTGTCTGCTTCAGCGATTGGAAACCCTTGGTTTTCAGCATCCGAAAAGGTTGCTCGGATAGACGGGGAGCTGAGTTTTTGCCTCAAGCTACCCGTGTCTATCAATTCCCCGGTAGAAATCTTGCAGGCGAAAAATCCTATTCAGTTGGTAGTCAACAGCGGTCGCGTCGAATTCCCTGATACCCGCGCTCCCGCTCCGCCTGAGTGGGTTCTGCCAGACACCGGCGTAAACCCCTGACCTGAGTTTGAGCACGATGCCGCCATGAGTGGTTTTTTTCGCCTGGAGAAATGTATGCCGCGTATCACTGAGTCCTGCGCTGGCGGTCGCAACGTGTTGGCGTTTCTCGACATGCTGGCCTGGTCCGAGCTAGGCGCTGACTACTTAAGGCGCTCGGATGATGGCTACAACGTCATTGTGACGGGCACCGACGGGCGGCTGGAGTTGTTCACCGACTACGCCGACCATCCGTTCTCGACGGGGCGTGCCTCCAAGGTCATCAACAATAAAGGGCTCACTTCGAACGCTTCGGGTCGCTACCAGCAGTTGCTGAAGGACTGGCCACACTACCGCGCCCAGCTGAAACTTCCTGACTTTGGGCCGCTTAGCCAGGACCTGCTCGCCATCCAGCATATTCGCGAATGCCGTGCGTTGGATGACGTTAGGGTCGGCCGCATTGTGCTGGCTGTCTTGAGATGCCGGAACATCTGGGCGAGTCTGCCGGGCGCCGGCTATAACCAGCGCGAACACCGTATTGAGGATCTGCTTGCCCAGTACGTTGCTAGTGGTGGGGTGGTGGCGTCATGACGGCCGTGTACAAGGTGCGCGTGCTAGCGCTGCTGGTCAGGGCGTTAGCATCTTGATCCAGTCTGTCGCTTGCGTGTGGGATTTGCTCCTGTAGGGTAGGTAAATCCCCGCCTACTTCTGGAGACGACCGTGAAGGAAATCACTCAACTGGCCGCTGAACTGGGGCGCCGCTTGCAGGTGCTCAATGCCCACGTCACCACCGCAGAGTCCTGCACCGGCGGCGGTATCGCCGAAGCAATTACGCGGATTCCGGGCAGTTCGGCCTGGTTTGAAGCGGGCTATGTCACCTACTCCAATCGGCAGAAGACCCGGCAACTGGGGGTGCCAGAGGCGCTGTTCGCCAAAGTCGGCGCCGTCAGCCAGGAAGTAGTGGAGGCGATGGTGCGAGGCGCGCAGGAAAAAAGCCTGTCGCGTTTTGCCGTGGCCGTCAGCGGCGTCGCAGGGCCGGATGGCGGTTCGCCGGACAAACCGGTCGGCACCGTCTGGCTGGCGTTTGGTGTGGGCGAGGAGGTAACCGCCGAGCTTGCGCACTTCCCCGGCAACCGCGACGAGGTCCGCCGACAAACGGTAAAAGCTGCGCTGGAGGGCTTGTTGCGACGAGCTGCAACAGAAATAGACAATCAGGGGTAGG